TTTGTCAATTGTTCCTAGAACAAACTCTTTAGACATTGTTCCTATACCAGAATGCATACGCAGGTCATCTGATAATAAAAGAATCTTTTTCTTTTTTGCCATTTACTTTTTGTGTTTTTAAAATTGTGAACCACTCGCTTCTAATAGAGTGTATTCGTTAATCTCACTTCTAAATTCAGAATCTTCGATATACTTATCAACTGCTCTGTTTACTAATTTTTGAAGTGTAATGTCTGATTCAAAAGATAATCCTTTAAATTTTGAATAAACGTTTTTTAATAATTTAACCGTAGTTAGTTTTGTTTCTGCCATAATCTCTCCTATTATATGTTTGTATATAAGTATATATAAATATAAAAAACGGAAAGAAATTAACTCCATGCAGAACAAAGACCTCTTTGTTTAAATTCACACCAATCGCATGGTTTTCCTTTATTAGTAAAGTAATTACCATTTAATATATGCTTACCATCCTCATCAAATACAGATTCGATGAAATTCATAAACCCTCCCCAAGCTTTATTGATGGAAGGTTTACCATTTGCTGGTACAAATGATGATATACGAGGAATAGGAAATTCATAATCCTCATTTATTTTTCTTTTAAGTATTTGGAACTCTACTTTAATCTTATCCATAGGTACTCCGTACTTATCTGAATATATCTTTTTGTATAAAAGTATCTGAGAAGTTTTTATCTTATCAGCTTTTTGGTATTTGTTCCAACCTCTAGTAGATGTTTTCAAATCAATAATAACAATAGAGTTATCATATGTATTTCTAAGTACAATATCAACATAACCGATGAAATGTACATTTGGTTTAATCTCAGCATTGAGAGGTAATTCGATTGCCTCCAACTTTTGATTCTTCTTAGAATACCATTTAGCTAATTTGGATTTGAAGAACTTTAGAATCTGTCTACCATCACCAAAGAACTCTTCTAATTCTTTTTGTGTAGTAGGTAACCTATCACCCTGCTTTTTCTTTTCTTTGGTAAATGCTTCTATGAGTTTATCCTTCAGTAACAAATCCAAATCAATGGACATAGCTTGTTTCTTTGTTACATTATACATCACATCCAAAAAGTGTTGGATTGTTTCGTGCATAGCCGTACCAAAGATTGTGTGAATGTTACCTGAACTTTCACCTAACTTATCAATATAATTTAGTTTGTATTGTTGTGGACAAGAATTCCACATATTGTACTGAGAAAAAGATACTCTACCCATAACTTCAATTTTATATTACTAATATACGAAAAATATTTGATATATCCAAATTATTTTGGATTAAAATGAGAAAAACTTTTCAGCTGTTTTTGTAGAAGATAATACATCTCCCCAACCCAATGCTCCATAAAAATCTTCTAACTTTTTCAAAAGTTCTCTCTCAAATATCTTATCGTAATCTATGTAAGTTTCTACTAAATCTCTAATCTCTTTCGGGTCATTGTATCCAGTGAATGCTACCGCATCTAATCCAAATGGATTTTGTTTTAAATAAACCCATTTAATTTTATCACCACCTTTAAGTGGTTCATATTTCATTTCTACTTTAAAATGAGATAGTAGTTGGTTATAAGCAGTTGCTGCTTTTACGTGCGCTGGAGTTCCTTTGATAAATCTAAACATAGCACTTTGTTTACCCTTTGGTTTATATTTATTTAGATTCTTAACTGCTCCAGCTTTTGCTATAGAAGTTACATCCATATTAACCAAATCTTTTTTAAACGCATGAACCTTATCTGTAAGTTGTTCTTCTGTATCTCCTCTTAGAATTTCAATAAGTACTTCACTCATAAACTTTCTAAATGCAGCTGGATATGATGAACGTACAACATCTAATCCCTTTACATCCAACTTATCAACGGGAACACCATTATCGGATACAATCCATTGTGCATATCTTTTCTTTGCAATCCAAATACCTGATTTAGATACATATTCTTTTTTAATTTCAAATCGGTGTTTAGTTCTATCTACATTAAATACCTTTTCAGATAATATATCATAAAAGTTATTTAGATAATCTTGCATCTCACCTGCTATCTCATTTACATAACCAGCAATAGTATCCTGTTCATTATCTTTCCAATTAGGATATCGTTTATCCATTAAAGGAACTGCTGAGAAAAATACAGAATCAGTATCAATGTATATATTAGAGTCACCATCAGGAGTATTAAGCTCCTTATTGTACTTGATGTTAGCCATATCAGCAGTTTTCTTAATAACTGTCTGTCCCGTTGTGGTAACAGCCGTAGCATTATCAACATCATAGAACCGAAAGGCAGGAAGGCCAAGCACACCATATAAAGAGTTAAGTAAAATCTTCTGAACCAACTGACGTTTTTTATAGAAAGCGTATTTTTCTTTGTCTCCACTATCTCCATATTTTTTTTCTAATTTTCTGAACTCTACCCTTTGTTTAAACCAGGTATCTAATATATCAGGTATACATCCAACTTTATCTTGCGTATATAATACACCATTCGATGCAACTGAGAATTTAGATTGTTCTAAATATTTTTTTAGATTATCATTAGTTATTTTATCTTCACCGATATACCAATAATCTCTTTCACCTTTTAAATAGGATTGTGCATCCCAATCTTTAATCTTACCAATTTTGGTTTCAGGTGATATATTGATACTCATAATGATTGATGGATATAGTGATGTTAAATCCAAATCATATATCCAATCATACTTTCCAACAATTGGTGCTTTTACATATGCTCCAATAAACTTTTCTTCATTGTTATCTCTAATCGCCTGCATTCTTTCCTGTCTATCAGCAGGTTTGTTGGGTGCTACAATGTTTCTTCGTTTTAGATAAGTTAACATTGCTCCCTCTAAATACTTTGATGAGTAAACAAAATCCTCATATGGTACATGTCCAGCGTGACAGATACCCCTTGCAGTATCAATGAATTGTAATTTTGTATCCATATCAACAACCAACTCAACATCCACTAAGTTATACTCAATAAATTTATCAATATCAGTTGCAAATAACTGGTCTAAGTTTCCTTCATATTCTATTTTACCCCTACCCAATTCTTTTTGTGCAATTGAATCTAATCGATAGTTATCTAATTCTGAGTAGGTAAAGTTTTTATAAAGTGCTAAGTAATCTAAATAAGATACACCAGCCATAAAGTATCTCTTACGATAAGGTGACCAGAAACATTTACCAATTGGTGATAATCTATTTGCTTGTCTTTCACCTAATAATCTTTTGATTCTGTTGTATAACATTGGTGTATCGAAATAATCAATATTCCAACCAGTAACGATAGATGGGTTTATGTATTCATAAAGTTCTAAATACTTTTCTAACATATCCCTTTCATCTCTAAATGGAAGAACGATACACTTATCAGTAGTTTTTTCTATCATCTCCCCCTTCTTATCCATCACCAATACCCAAGCTTGTTTAGTAGCAGAATCATGCAAAGCGATAGAAGTCAATTCATTTTTAGCTTCTTCGGGATTTGGTAAACCACTTTCCATCTCACACTCAATATCGTATGTAAGAATTACATGCCCCTCTGATGGGTCATCTGAATCGGTGTATGTATCCACTAAAACTCTAGTCGTTTCAGGTACATCAGATTCAAATAAATCCGGGTCATCTTTAGAGTACTTATAAATTTTAGTTAATCTATCTCCAAATAATGAAACAGCTTCTCCCCTATCAGCTTTCTCATAAGCATAACGAGTATAAGGAAAGGAACGATATCCTTGCTTATCATCCCATAGGTGTACTAAATTCTTTTCTCTTTGATAATATACGTTTTGATACAAATTATTTAAGTTTTTCGTTTAATTTAACAATCATTTTATCTTCGTTATCTGATAACTCCTTAGCTCTCTCAATACTTCTAAATTCCTGTGCGAATCTGAATAAATCATCATCTAACATTTTATCTAAGTAATCAAAGAATTCTGTTTTCTTTTTGAAGAACATACCATTTGGGTCTATTTCTCTATAACAATCAGATTCTTGCCATATCATAGGAGTACCATTCATTAAACAATCAGTACCACTAACACTCCAACCATAATTGGTTTGTCTCATTTGTACACCAACTTTACATTGTTGTAACCTTTGATAATATTCATGTTTGGGTGATTTGGAATTATCAATCCAATTCTCAGGTGATTTACCAGCCAATTGCGGCACCCAAACAGTAAAATCATCTCTTCTCTTTCTATATTCTCTCATCAATTCTATAAATCGAGGGTAACCTTTGTATGCAGCTGCCCTATGATTGAATACAATTATATTTCTTTTTTCTTTTGATGGTTTCTCAACTATCAACTTCTTAGGTAATCCTAAATTCCAAACAGTAAGAATATTATCTAACTTCTGTACGAAATCATCATTGAATATATCTTTAGCTTGTTCTAAGATTCTACTCTTCTGGTCTTGCGTATTAACATAACAAGTATCCATCTGAGATACACCCAATAATTCTATTGGTAACCATAACCATTTAGCTTTACCTGGTCTTCTATCAACCCCATTAGCAGTTTTAGATTCCCACCAATGACAATAACCTATGATTTTAGTATCAATGGAATTTTTATACCTACCAGTCTGAACCCAATCAGGTAAATGAGAATAGATAACATCGTATTCTGTATTCTTCATTATCTTAATTAAATCCAATGGTGGGAAAGAACGTTGATTCATCATATCACCACTAAATGGTGCGATATGTTGTTTTACGTTTTCTAAGTTTAGTTTCTTAACTGGCTTTGGTAGAATGACATGCCAAAAATATTCACCAACATTATCCAATGCGATGATGTGGTTGTACAATACATCCACAAACGAATCTTTTTCAATGTTAGAAGCATTGGTGATATTTGGAATCACCAACACTTTTCTAGCATCTTTATAATCTACTTTTGTTTCCCAAAAACTCATTAAAGTATAACCTTTTCTCTTTTATAAGGCATTTCTATTATTTCGTAAGTATATCCCTTTGATGTTAACCAATAATCTAATCTTTCTCTTAATTTCATCTCTTCATCTACCCATAGTTCTTCAGCTGCAACAAAGGATGAATGATAAACGTAATAAGCAAGGTGTTTTCTACCCTGTTTATCATCTTGTAGTTTCTCACATGCTCTATCCCAACGAAGTGAAGATGATGATTGGGATATAGCTAAAGTAATATCAGTTGTACTTTCAGTTACAGCTTTAGTAAGAATCTCTTTATCTGCTTCTTGATACTCAATCAATACTACATTTTGAAGAGTTTCATACAAATATGATTTTTTAAGTTCTTCAGCTTTTTTAAAGATATCTTTTCTTTCAGGAGAATCTTTACCAGAATCTTTTAGAAATTCAATATTCTGGTCTGAATCTATTTCTAATCTACTTCTTAGCCAAAATCCGAATATCGTTTTTGCTAAAGTTTCTTTACTATTTGGTTCTTTTCTAACTTCTTCATCTTTATTAAGTAAAGTTGCAATCATCTCAATCTCACTAGCCGATAAATCAGCATGTACCTCTTTAGGTATTCTGATTACTTTTATTGTAAGTGAACCACAACTATGAGCACCTTTTAGTGTATGTGCTCCATCAATCCGTAAATCAGTTTCTCTATATAGTTTCTCATTTAACCTATCTTCTAATATAACAATTGGATTAC